TTTTCATTGATTGTGCCGCTAATGCTGGAACTAATGGTTGGTATATTACAGACCACGGTGGCGCGGGGGCTAACACAATAATAGGTGGGGATATTGAGGGTGGTACAGGGGTAGCGTTTTATGCAGTCAATGTATACGGAATGGTCATTGATGGCCTATGGATTGAATGGGCTGGTACTGATGGTATGAAGCTTGAGGATTGCCAAGGATGGGACATTAACCTTACTAGATGTAATGAAGTTCAATTGATTAACAGTGATCGTATGAAGCTTAGAGGACACATTATTACTATTGATATAGATGCAAATAGTGATCATACTGAGGTAAGGTCTTTACGATTTGATGCTTATGAGGCGAGTATTAGGGATCTTTCATTAACTACCAAGATATATACAAGGGATCTTATAGAAGAACTTCCTGATTCTGATGGAGGTATTGTTACTCGTGGTTATTCTATTGTAAAGAATGGTAACGTAGAGTTTTGGGACACTAATACAGGACTACCAAATCCGTTTATAAAGTATGGAAATGCAGGTTGGTCAACAATAACTGAGGAGGTTGGAGCTGCGAATGTTAGATTTGGTAGTTCCTCTGTTAAAGTAGTGAAGAACACTGCTAGTCAAGATGCTGGACTAAGTCTTCTAGTTCCAGATGTATTTGAGGGACAGTGGATTTCGGTTGAGTGTTGGAAGAAAGATGTTGACTATGTAAACAAGCCATCGGGCATTACTCTCTATTTAGATGGTGTATCAGTCATTAGGAAACCTCGACACGCTCCTCTTATTGGTACTAATTCATGGCAGCGATGGACAGCTTCAGCCTATTATGATCCTGCAGCCTCATCATTCTATGTTATCTTCGGTGGGCGCTGGACTGACTCAGCAGTGACAACCTACTTCGATGGTATTCAGATCTGGGCACAGTTTGATCCATATGGAGATGTAATAACGTTCACTGACACTGATGCAACACCAAGTATCAATTACCCAGGGTATCGGTCACAAGTATATAAAACTGGAAACATTGGTGGAGCAGTCAATGTGACGGACTTTGATGAGGGGTATGAGGGTCAGATAATTACTATAATCGGTGCTGATGGCGGTAACAGTACCATAAAGGATAATGCTGCTCTTATAAATCTAGCCGGTGCGGATTTTGTTGTAGGCGATGAGGATGTACTGACATTAGTGTATGATGGAGTTGATTGGGATGAAGTCAGCAGGAGTGATAATTAGATCATTATGGATCAAGAACTTAAAGACATACTATCTTCATGTGCAGTAAGTACTAAAGCAACCGCTCTAACATTCTTTCCAGAGCGCTTTTATGTACCTTTTGCAGAGAATGTTCACGATAAGATATTTGATCTTGTAGATGGCCCTGCAAACAAAGTTGCTATTGCAGCACCTAGAGGGTGGGGAAAGACGAGTATTGTGGCACTTGCATTGACTGCCAGATATATACTATTTAGGAAGTGTGAGTTCATAGTCTATATCAACATGAGTCATGATGCTGCTGCTTTACAGACTGAGAACTTACGTCGGGAGTTGACAACAAATAGAGCAATCAAACAGTTCTTTGGTCCTATCCGTCCACGAGGAAGTAGACGAGATGAGGTCGATGAAGCATTTAGTAAAAAAGCCTGGGTTGCTTATGATACCTTTGTCTTACCTCGTGGAAGTGGTCAACAGGTTCGAGGTGTACTGTTTAAAAACTCTCGACCCGGACTAATTGTAATAGATGATTTGGAAGATCCTGAGACAATTGAGACTGAGACAATAAGAGATAAACGTAAGCAGTGGCTTTACGCAGATGTAATTAAGGCTATTCCCAGACTCCATAAGGATTGGAAAATAGTGTATATTGACACTTTAAAACATGAAGCTGCTCTGATGCAGAAATTGCTGGATGCTCCTGATTGGGCATCTATACGACTCGAAGCGTGTGATGATAACTTTAAATCAACTGCTCCTCACTTTGTATCTGATGAGGATATAGCACAGGAATGGAAGGAGCATTCTGAGGCAGGGGAAACTGATGTATTCTTTAGGGAGTTGCGGAATCTTCCTATTTCAACTAAGGATGCAGCATTTCAGCAAGATTACTTTCGATACTATGGGAGAGCAAGAGATGAACAAGTAGGTGAAAATGATCTTAAAAAGATAGATGCTGAGATTCAAGCAGACAAGAATATCGAGACAGTTGTAATTCTAGACCCTGCAAAAACTGTCAAGATTCACTCTGCTGAATCAGCTATACTTGGAATAGGAATCGACCTGCGAAACGCTCGACTTTATATCAGAGATGGTATTTCTGAGAAGATGTATCCTGATGAGATATATGATGAACTGTTTGGAATGGCTGCAAGACTAGATGCAAAAGTACTAGGGGTTGAAGAGACTTCTCTAAATGAGTTTATAAAACAACCTCTAAAAAATGAGATGTTCAAGCGAGGAAAGTTCTATGAAATTGTCTGGTTAAAAGCTCGTGGTGGAATGAAGAAGGAACTTCGGGTGAAGGAACTGGTTCCTTACTATCGACAGGGTTATATCTATCATAATGCAGCTTGTCCAATTACTAAAAAGCTGGAATCACAACTTCTAATGTTTCCTCGTTCTGCTCTTTGGGATTTGATGGACTGTGAGGCTTACATAATTGAGATGCTTGAACTCGGCGAAAGATACTTTGCACCTAAAGAAAATCCTGAAGATATTGAAGCTGAATACGATGAACTTGAATACGAAGATCCTGTTGAGAATTGGAGGATAGCAGTATAATGGGTGAAGAAGTTTGTCTTAAACATTCTGGAGTGTGTGCTAAGATTGATACATTGGAGGGTAATGTGAGTAAACTCTGGGCAAAGTGGGATGGGATACAAAAGTTGTTGATTGGCACTCTTGTGTCGACAGCTTTAAGTCTAATGGGGATTATATTTCTTCTGCTTAGACTTAAATAACTACGTTTTTTAATTAAACGAAGCGTTTATGGCAATAAGAAAAATATACAATGGTTCAGTAGGACCATTTCTCTATGATGATACTGATCCTATAGATGATCCTGATGGAGACTTTCCTGGGGAGCCTTACAGAGCTCTAACCACTAATGATCAGATATTTGTTGGGCGAGCTCCAGCGGTAGATGAAGAGGTTCTCAGGTTAATAGACTTAGGATATAGACTTCTTCCACCAGTAGTTACAGCTAACATAAACAATCCAGCTGAGTTGAATGCTGTAGCTGGTATCCCTGGAACTATGGTTCTTGCTTATGAGATTGTTGGAGCTGGTGGACAAAATGAGTATACAATGTATGCCTATGATGCTTCAGGGCCTGCAGTTAATTCTCCATATGTGGTAGATGCTGATGGAGCAGGTGCTGAACGCTGGATTGCACTTGCTGGTAAATATTTTGCTCAGAATCTTAACATAAGTGGAAATATATTACTAACTGGAACTGTAGATGGAGTAGACATAGCAGTTTTTGCAGCTGCATATGTAGCACATATAGCTAATGTAAATGCTCATCATAACCAGATTCATTTAGTATCTTCTCACCCTGATACGAATTTAGCTGGTATAGCAAATAATGACTTATGGCAGTGGAATGATCCTGCATTAAAGTGGGTACCTAGGTCGATTCAGGAGATAATACTAAATCAGAATATCAACCCAGGTGATGTAACTATAAGTGGAGATCTTGTATTCGACTCTGCTGGTAAAGGACTACCTTATGGTGAGATCTACTACATGGGTGCAGGGTTTGATACTGGACTAGTTGCACAAGACACTTATTATCAAATACTTGGCTTTGACACAGACGGAATAAGTAACCTTGCAACTCCAGACCACACTAATGACCATATAACTATAACTAAAACAGGAGCATATCAAGTACAGTTCAGTATAAGTGGACGTTCTGCAAATCCTACCACTTTTCAGTTTATGGTTAGGAAAAATAATGGAACTGTTGCTTTAACAAACATTATGGTTCATAGAACGACATCAGCTGCTAATAGAGTAGCGACTGGAGCTTGTACTGGACTGGTTGCCTTAACAGCAGGTGATACTATAGAACTCTGGATACAGCGTGTAACTGGTGCAGCTGTTAATAAGATTATCACCCTTGAACACGTTGTCTTGAACTTAGTAATGATTGGAGGGTAGTAAATAAATGTCTTATACAGTAGAAGGAGAACCAGGACAGGGAACTACGACGGATTTCTCTGGGAAAGACTACGACTATACTTATCCAGACGGTCTTGATCTAAAGCCTGGGTCTGATTTTCATAACGGACTTAAGTCAAAGATCCTAACTCGTGCTAGGGAATCTCGTAATGAGATGTCTAAGAGATTTCCAAGCTGGAATGAAATAGATAGAGTCTTAACTACCTATATTCCACTTAAGGATAAAGAGAAGATCATTAAGGAGAAAGACCAAACAAGGCCGGTTTCAATAGTATTCCCATACACTTATGTAATGTTGGAAGCACTATTAACCTATCTGTCAATGGCCTTCTTCCAAGACCCTGTGTTTCAATATGAAGGAGTAGGACCTGAAGATGTAACAGGAACTATGTTATTAGAACTTGTTATTCGTATCCACTGTATGAAGACCAAAGTTCCTCTTGCTGTACATACAGTTCTACGTAATAGTCTTGCATATGGAATAGGTCCTGGAGCACCTGGATGGGAAAAGAGATTTGGTCTTAAGCCAATTACATCTAAGGTTGTTATAGGAGATTCGGAACAGGATACCGTTAACTGGGTAGATTCCTTACTATTTGAAGGAAACAGTCTAAATGCAATAGATCCATACCTCTACCTACCAGATCCCACTGTCGATGCAAGTAACGTGCAAAAGGGTGAATTTGTAGGCTGGATAGTTAATGACAACCTGATGAATATGCTTGGTGAGGAGGTAAGTAGTGAGGGTGAGATATTCAATGTTAAGTATCTGCAGGATATAAAAAATAAGAAGTCCTCATTCTCAACTGATCAATCAGATCGTAATTTGAAGTATAAACAAGATCCGAAGAATCTTACATTATCATCTAAAAACCAAGTAGACGTAATCTATATGCACGTGAACCTTATTCCCAAGGAATGGGAACTTGGAGTGAGCGAATATCCTGAAAAGTGGCTGTTTGCACTTGCTTCAGATGAAGTCATTGTATCTGCGGGTAAGTTAGATCATGCTCATAATATGTATCCAGTTTCAGTGGCAGCTCCTGAATTCGATGGTAATAGTCCTACGCCATTAGGTAGATTGGAGATGCTTTATGGCCTACAGGGCATTTTAGATTTCTTGTTCAACACTCATATAGCTAATGTGAGGAAATCTATCAATGATATGTTTGTAGTTGACCCTTACCTAATCAACATCAACGATTTGAAAGACCCTGAACCTGGAAAGTTAATTCGCCTACGTAGACCTGCATGGGGAAGAGGAGTTGACAAGGTTGTTCAGCAGCTAACTGTAAATGACATCACTAGAAACAACATAGGTGATTCAGTCTACATAACTCAGTGGATGGATAGGATAGCTGGTGCAGATCAATCTATGCAAGGTGCATTGAGACAAGGAGGTCCTGAGCGATTGACTAAAGGTGAGTTTCAGGGAACTCGTGGTAGTGCAATATCTCGACTTCAGCGAATTGCTATGATTGTAGGTATGCAGTTCATGCAGGACATAGGTTATATGTTTGCTATTCATACCCAGCAGTATATGAAGAAAGACACTTTTGTTAGTATAGTTGGAAGGAATCAATCGAAGCTAACAGAGATCTTTGGGACTCAAGGAAGGGCTCCAGTATCTCCCTATGACCTCGCTATTGACTATGATGCTATAGTCAGAGACGGTTCAATCCCTGGAGGTAACTTCTCAGATGTTTGGATAGAAATATATAAAATAATTGCTACTGATGAGCAGTTAAGAAAGGAATATGACACCTTCAGAATCTTCGAATATATAGCTACTGAACTTGGAGCAAAGAACATTGAAGATTTCAGACGTAACACTGCTCAAGTTCAACCAACTCAAATGGGTGATGAGGAAGTAATCAAAGAAGTTGATAAGGGAAATCTAGTACCAGTATAGGAGTAAACTATGGCAGATGAAATAAAAGATAAGATGGATGTTGAGATTTATGCAACTAAGCTTCAAATCGAAGAATTTAAAGAATCTATGATATGGAAGGACATCAAGCGTGAGTTAGACAAATGGAAATCTGGTGCAAATCAGGAGTATGGTCGAGTAGTAGGTGATGTTATATCTGGCAATTTCGGAGTTGAAAATCCTGATATGCACTTAGGAAGTTTATATGGGAGAGAGAGGACTATAGACTT